CGAAGGATGTGGTGATGGACTTCCAACCTGATAATTACAATCTTGGAACTGCCCTCACTTACATAATGCGAGCAGGCAAGAAGCCTCACAACCCTATCTGCGATGACATCAGAAAGGCTATCGCACACCTAAATTTTGAACTTGAACGCCAAGATGAGCAGCAAACCATTAGCGCAACAAGCGAAGGAAGCCAAACAACAACAGCAAAGTATGCAGTACTATACTAACCCTGCCAAGCGCAGGAAGATTGACTTCATCCTTGAGGAATGCGCTACGCTGATGGCCAACTGCGATTCGGATTACCAATCTCGCCAACAGGCGAAGTACAAAGAACAGGAGCTACTCGGTGAGATTGCCAAGATAGACCTGCACTTCGCCATCCAATGCGGCTATCTGATACCCGACAACTGACCTACAAGATTGTCGTAGGTAAGGTTCCAAGCCTTAACGCCTTCTATGCATCAAAGCATTGGACTGCCCGTGTGAAGGCAAAGGAGTTGGTATCAAGGGAGGTGATGTCGCAGCTTGAGAAATATGACCTGCAAGAGATAAAGGATGTCCACATCCATTGCAAGGTCAATTACAGATACGATATTGACAATGCGATAATGGCGGTGAAGTTTGCCCTTGACACATTCAAGACTTGGGGTGGCGTAAAGGATGATAGCCGAAAGTATGTACATTCCTTAAAGTTGGTACACGATACGACAATTCCCAAAGACACGGCAGAAATTATTTTTAGTGGCGTGTTGGTCAATTCATAATTAGTTGTATATTTGGGTATAATTAAAAACCAATCATTATGCAACATTTATCTACTGAACGCCTACTTGAGTTTTACAACACATGGTCTGCGAAACTTGAAACTGCTACTACTCGAACGGACAAGAAGAACGCTCTTGGTATGAAAGAAATGTTTAGGCAAACGCTTTCTAATCGTAACATCAATATGTAAAACCAATCAGCATATGACTTTATCATTCTCATCAGACGTATACACCGAGATGGTGCAAGTGCAACAAGCACAAATCCAAGCACTACAAAACAAGGTACAAGAGCTTGAAGCTCGTATTGAGGTTTTGGAGCAGCAATCAATTCTATTTATCTAAAACCAATCTATTATGTCAAAAATTATTTCAATCACCCCAACAGGCCAATGGCAAGATTTATTCAAGCTTGAAGTTCGCTTCGACAATGGAGACTTCGGTACTGCCTTTGCCAAGTCCCAAACACCACCCTATGCCGTAGGCGAAGACGTGGAGTACACCAAGAACGAGAAAGGCACGGTGAAAATCCAACGAGCCAATGCTTTTGGTGGTGGTGGAGGCTACACGCCATCTGCTTCACCCAAAGGAAACGATGACCGTTCCGCTTCTATCATCCGACAGGTTGCTTTAAAGGCTGCGGTTGAGTACGCTTGTGCTGCGCAACACGATGTGAACACCATCCTTGCCAACGCAGAGACCTTTAACGCTTGGATGACAGGTGCAAGTTCAGCTCCCGCATCACACACCGAGCATTTCGCAAATCGCAACGACCCTTTCTGATTGGTTTTTAATAGGTCGTTGTGTGAAGCCCCTCTACGGAGGGGTTTTTTTATGTCAACTATTTTGTTATATTTGCTCACCAATTAGAAACAATGATACATCCCGACTTACTGAGCAACGAATCTTCGCTGCCATACCTGCAACGAGCCTTAAAGGGCAAATACTACGACACGGGCAAGCTCGGTGTTTATGAGGTAGACCAATACTTACGCCTGAAAGACGGTGAGTTCGTGGTTGTAGTAGGCCACGCCAACGTGGGCAAGACCCACACGCTACTTTACCTTATGCTTTTGCAGTCGTATAACTTCGGCAAGAAGTGGCTCATCTATTCGGCAGAGAACGAAGTGCCAAGTCTAAAGCGCAAGCTCATTGAGTTCCTTGTCTGCAAACCCATACAGGGAATTGATGAGGGGATGATGTACCGAAAGCTTGACTTCATCAACGAGTACTTTCAATTCATAGATGGCAACAGGCTATTTACCGCATTTGAACTTCTTGAGGTGATGAACTCCATCAAGAACGAGTGGAACTACACAGGTGCTTTGATAGACCCCTACAACTCCCTATCAACCGACCAAAAGAAATTAGGTAAGACAGGGATGCACGAATATCACTATGAGGTAGCCTCTGCCCTTCGGGTGTTTGCCCATCAGAACAACGTCACCACCATAGTCAATGCTCACCCTGTAACCGAAGCAATGCGCAAGACATTTGCCAAAGGCCATAAGTACGAAGGGATGTCAATGCCCCCAAATACCGCAGACATTGAAGGAGGGGGCAAGTGGGGAAACCGTGCAGACTTGATAGTTTGCATACATCGTTTTTCGGCTCACAGTCAAGATTGGATATACACGCACATCCACGTTAGGAAGGTCAAGGAGATGGAATCGGGCGGGCGCATCACGCCCCTTGAAACTCCGCTTGTTTTGCAGAGCGTATTAGGTAATGTTGGCTTTGTGATAAACGGGCGTAACTTGCTGCCAATTAAAATGGATGAAACGCCTGCGACTGATGTACCCTTCTGACGATAGCCACGACCTTTACATAAGGGAGAAGCAGTTGATGCTTGCGGGTACTGCGATGTGGTTGGCGCAGCAAGCAGCAGACAAAGCAAAAGGCAGGGAAGTACAAGATGACATTCTGCACCACGTTATGAGCTGCCATTACGCAGACCTACTCTTGCAGCAGTTCATTGACTACCGCCAATTCACCGAAGGCAAGATGAACGAGATGTACCTTGCCAACGCCAAGCTGCGAGTTGATAGCGAGCAGATGCACTACGAGATACAACGCCTGCAAGGGATAATAGAGGACAATCTATGAGGCAGATATTCTCCCCCTTTCAGAAGTACGAATGCTTTGCAGTAGATGGAGTGGACTACCTCGTGGTGGACTACACCATTATCCAAGACAAAGATGACAATTTAGTGGAGTGGGCGAGTGAGATGAAGTTCAAAAGACTTTCAGACCACAAGCACTTCACTATGCCAATTACCAAAATAATAACCAATTACAACGAGGGCAGGGCTAAACACTGCAAATGCAAATGAGACCATTTGAACTACGCCAATTAAAAGTATCTAAAGAACAGTACTTCGCCCGTCTTGGGTTTCAAGACAATGGAAGCCGTGCGCATAAAGAATCTACTGCAAGAGCAGCATTCGTTTCAGCATTCCGAAACCACGCAACCCTGCACGAACTTGGTGAGGCCATTGACAAAGACCATAGCTCGGTGGCGTATGCCGTAAGGATGCACAAAGACCGTCTAATCTACGGGGACTATCAGCACTACTACAAGGTAGCCTGCTGCGTTCTTGAGGAGAACCCGATGGCCTGTATTGACAAGCCTGACTTTCAATCTTTAGAATTGGAACTAAATAAACTCAATGAGGTGGTAGCGGAGTTATCTAAATACAAGGAATTGTATCTAACTCTTAAACGCACCTTTGATGAATTTTAACGTAGGACTTTACCCCATCTATGGGCTTGTAGTTGGGGCTAATTGGTCAAAGACCGATTACCTTGAAGAAGATATTGTGATGCACACGGTGCAATTTGCTCTGTTTGTGATAATCGTAGAAATCACTTGGGACTCCTCGCAGTATTAGCAAAGCGGCAGACCGATTGGATTCGGATGTGCAAGAGCTTTGGCGCGAGTGATGACCTTGCCCAAGAACTTGTGCAGGAGATGTACGTTAGGTTGTACAAATATGTTGATGACGCAGAGAAGATAATGTACAATGAAACGGAGGTGAACACCTTCTTCGTTTACGTTACTCTGCGCAACATGTACGCCACGTTGATGCGCCAAAGAGCAAGATTTGAATTTGTAGATGTGGACATCCTTGAGGAGTTTATCTACGAGGAGGCCAACGAAGATGCAGAGGTGCAACTCATCCAACTCTACGACAGGGTGTGGTCAACCCAAACCGATTGGCATTGGTACGACAAAAAGATATTTGCCTTGTACCACAACACCGATATGAGCATCCGTACTTTAGCGGATGAAACCAAGATTTCAGCACGTTCCATATTCAACACACTAAAAAATGCAAGAGAGCGAATCCAAGAAGACTGCCAAGACACCTACGAAGCGTACAAAGAAGCCAAGCGGCTTGGGTGATACCATTGAGCAAATCACAACTGCCACAGGCATCAAGGCTGCGGTAGATTGGTTTAGCGAAGCCACAGGCGTGGACTGCGGTTGTGATGCCCGTAAGGAGAAACTCAACAAACTATTTAGGTACAGGAAGCCTGAATGCTTGACCAAAGAAGAATACGAGTTTGTTGGCAAGATGCGAGGCAGGAACACCGTCACCGCTATTGAGCAGACGGAAGTGAATAGAATCTACAACCGAGTCTTTAAGGATTCGGTGAAGCCAACGAACTGCGGCTCTTGCTTGAGAGGTCGGGTGCAGGAGCTTGAGACCCTTTACAACGCCTATTAGTGTTTTATACTATTGACATACCCAACACTTTATTTAGTGAGCTAAACAAGAACTCACAGATAAATCAATTCTTTGGCAAGGTGTATGTCGGTGAGTGTATGCGGTTGATTTCTGACTACTATGAGAGCAACACCCTAAACACGCAGGAAGGGTGGCAAGAATACTACAAGGAGATGCAAGGCTTCGCAGGGCTTACGGTTGTATTTGAAGAACTAAATAGCAGGCTTCCGAATGTTGAGGAGCAACATATTAAGAAATACATTTGGCATCGTGTAATCGGTCAGACGTGGAACGGCTACCAAAAGGAGCTAATCGTGGTAAAGGAGCTAAACGCAGCGTTCCCCGATGCACACTTCAAGAAAACCACCTTCAACATTGACCACGACTACTGCATAGATGCGGAGATGTTCTTCAACAAAACCCTGATGCTTGGCTTGCAGATAAAGCCTGAATCCTACAAGGCGATGGGTAGCCCCTACCAACTACGAGCAAAGGAGGCGCACCGCGCCAAGAACGAGCGCTACAAGCAAGAGTTTGCACCCTATGTTTATGTTTACTACGGCAAGGAAGGCATCTTAGATAAGGAGCAACTATTTAATCAAATCAATTTATTTTTACACTATGCCAATACCTAAAGTTCAAAGCGGAGAAAAGCAATCCGAATACATCCAACGCTGCTTGGAGGCTATCGGAAGCGAGTACCAAGACAAAGACCAAGCGGTAGCAGTTTGCTATACGCAATTCAGAGAGGGCAAGTAGTCCTCTTTTTTTTTGTTGCATTGTTGGTAATTAAATTATTTGTTATATATTTGACAAACATTTAATACCAATCAGAATGAAACTACTACTTAAAAACACGGCCTACTTCTGCGCTCTTGCGCTGACGTTTTGGGCATACCTATGGACTCTTGAACTTCTTGGGATATGATATTTACTTACAACGACCTAAAGTTTTGGCTCGAAGATGCCGACCTACTACCGCAGTCTTATTGGGATGCCCTTGAGGACTACAACCCCGATGACAAGAACTCCGATGAGATTCTTGCCAAGTGGCTTGGCTACGTTCACGTTGCTGACTTCTACGAGTACGAGATGCAAATCACATACATAGAGGAGTCATACAATGAGGATGGCTATACCAACACCACCGCATACCCTACAACATCCATTTACAGGGATATACCAAACCTTGCCGATGACATCTACATTAAGTGGATGAATTGGGCAACTCAAGTAGCGTCAGAAGAATAATTAAAACCAATCAAATGAAATACGAAACCATCTCCCAACTGCTCCGACAACTGAAGTCGGCAGACATATCCGAATCAATCCTCAAAGACATAGAGACCATTGAGCAGCTACACTTGCGCTTTGCCTACCACGATGCCTTGCTTCGTGTGCCGTTCGAGCAATGGTACGAAGCAACATTCAAAACAGAAACAAAATGAAAATAATAGAACTACTTGACGGAAGCACTTGGGATATGGAGACAGTCCTTGAAAAGATGCAAGATGATGACTTTTACTACGGGGTACTCGGCAAGAACGCCCTGTCCTCCTCTGCTTGTAAGCTGCTGCTGACATCACCCAAGACGTATCACTACGTCACGAAGTACGGCAGCGAGGACTCCGATGCGTTTGCCGTAGGCAGGCTCGTTCACCTTATGACTTTAGAGCCTCACAAGGTAGCGGACTACGAGGTTATTGAGGTGCAGAGCAAGAACGCAAAGGCTTGGCAGGATGCAAAGGGCAAGCGGAACCTCTGTACCCGTAAGGAGTACAATGAGGCGCAACGCATCTCTGATGCGCTCCTGCGCAACGAGAACGTACTTGGGCTTATCACAGGCTGCGAGTTTGAAGTACCAAAAATTGGTATGATTGGCGGCCTGCCCTTTAGGGCGAAGGCTGACATCTATGCTGATGGATTCTTGGCTGACTTGAAAACAACAACCGACCTACGAGCATTCCCTTACTCGGCAAAGAAGTACGGCTACGATGTACAAGCATTTATCTACACCCGACTATTCGGAGTGCCGATTGATAAGTTCTTCTTCATCGCTATTGACAAGGCAAGCCTTGACATAGGCATCTACTCGGTCAGTCCCGAGTTCGTAGCAGAGGGAGAGCGCAAGACCCTTGAGGCAATAGAATTGTACAAGCAGTTCTTCATCTTGGGTGAGGACTTGGATTCGTACACCATAGTTGGCACGTTATGACCGACATCACCAAATGCACAGGCGAGGGCTGCGCTCTCAAAGAAACCTGCTACCGCTTCACCGCACCTGCCGAAATGTATCAATCGTTCTTTGTTGGCGTACCTATCAAGAACGGGCAATGTGAATACTATTGGAACACCAAACTTTAACATTAAACCAATCGTTGCATTTTTTGCAACACCTTTAACACCAACGAGAAATGAAACAGACAGCAGTAGAATGGCTTGTTAATATGTGGGAGATGCAGGGTACAATCACACCACTTGATATTAGAGAAGCAAAAAGAATTGAGAAGGAGCAAATGATTGACTTCGCTTTCAAGTACGGAGACTTGACCACCCGTGAGATTGCAGATGCTTTTGATAAAGAATACAAAACCAACGAGTAATGCAAGACCAATTTATGAGGATAGCAATGGCGCAGCTCCGTAGCACCTACCCCTTCAAGCCCCAACGTAGAGCCGTAGCTGCTCGTATGTGGGTAAAGTATTTAGACCGCAAAGCGATGGCGCAATGGTTCAAAGACCAAGAGGCGAATGTATGATTAGACCCTTTGTGCTTGCCTTCCACAAGCAGAACTCGGGTGTATCACACCACAGGACATTTGCACCCTTGATATGCCACAAGGATGCCGATGTCTTTTTCATTGAGAAGATTACCGACATTGACCCCGAGATGTGGCCGAAGGTCACTCACATCTTTACCTCACGGGCATTCCCTGTTGAGCCGTTTGATGACTTTGTAAAGCTCTGCCGTAAGGAGGGCATCAAGCTAATCGTTGATAACGATGATTGGTGGGTGCTACCCCCTACGCATCCCTTGCAAGGTCTGTACGTTGAGCAGATGAGAACTCGCATCGTGCGGTCTATGAAAGCAGCAGATGAGGTATGGGTGACAAACAAGCACCTTGCCTCAAAGGTCAAGAAGTACAATACCAACATCCGAATCATCCCTAACGCCATCAGCGTTCCAACGTGGCAGGTAGAGAGAGAGCCAAGCGAAGAAGTACGCTTTGGGTATATCGGAGGCAACCACCACGCAGCAGACGTAAGAGAGTCCACAATCAACCTTGAGGGCTATCAAGGGTATGTCGCAGAGGTAGATGGCTACCCCGATATTATGAAGGCAAGCCACAGGCTACCTACTATGCCACCAACACACTACCACAAGCTCTATGAGTTCTTTGACGTGAGCCTTGTTCCGCTAACAACATCCGAGTTTGCCAAGTGCAAGTCACACCTAAAGATGCTTGAGGCAGGATTCAGCAAGTGCGCTCTGATAGTGAGCAACACGCAACCCTATTCACCCTACATCACAAAGGACAACTGTATTGCTATCAAACACCCGAGCGAATGGGCAGGAGCAATCAAGAGGCTAAAAGAAAACCCTAACCAAGTGGCTGACCTAACGGAATCGTTATACGAGTATGTGCAGGATTTTACGATGGATAAGATAAACGAACTACGATGCTTTACATAGTCACGCCCTGCTCACGCCCTCACAACCTTGTAAGGCTTAAACAACATATCCCTGCGTACGCAACGTGGGTGGTGATGATAGACGCAAATTGCGACTTCAAGGGAGCAACAGGCGCATCAATCACGCACTACTCCACCCGCACAGGTACCGCAGGCCATCCCCTCCGCAATGAGTTCCTTGAGTTGTATGCTGATTCCTTTACCAAAGAGGATTGGGTGTACTTCTTGGATGATGACAATATCCTGCACCCAAAATTCCTTGAGGAGTGGAACAACCTAAACGCTTTGGACTGTTCTATTGTAACGTGGGGGCAAGTAGGTAGGCTGCGCCCTACCGACCAACCAAGAGTCGGCAACATAGATACCGCCTGCTATATGTTCAAGCCATACGACCTGCCCAACCTACGCTTTGAAATGACGTATGAGGCAGATGGCATCTTTGC